TAAAATAGTAATATTTTAAATAAAGCTTAAGCATCGGGAAACCGGTGCTTTTTTGTTACGCAGTTTGTAAAATTAAGTTAGAAAAATAAAAAGCCATTTGTGATAGACTTTTGAGTAACTACAAACAAAAGTAAAGGAAAATCACAAACTTCAACAACTTTCTTTTTCATAGCTATACATTCCTTTCTTGTAACAAAAAAGCACCGGTTTCCCGATGCTTAAGCTTTATTTAAAATATTACTATTTTATAACTCTACTAAATTTACAGTATCACCCTTAAATTCCCCTCGAACTAGTAATTGAGTGATACCATTAAGCAAGGCACGTCCATTTGTGTTAAGTCCATATACTTCATATAGATTACCGTTTTCATCAGTTATCTTTTGACCTGCTTTAATACCTCTATAACGTACAGAGATACATGAGATGTTTTTACTTTCCGAATAAAAAACATCTATCACTTTCATCAATATCACCCTTTCAACTTGTTTAAATCATTTGTGTATTTTTTTATCAGAAGTTTGGTATCTTCAATTTCTTTATGTGTCAATTTCCACTTGGTTGCATTTTTTAGTAAAATCTTACCTGCTTCGATTTCTCTTAAAAAGACATCTTCATCACTCGAAGGCGCGCCGTAATATCTCGCTTGCTTAATATGGATCAATTCTTCGCGAATTGCTGCCCTACTAGCTTTTGAGGAAATCATCATAATGTCATTACCGATAACAGAGGCTTCTGCTCCAATATTTTTGAGTCGTTCGTCTACTTCTGGACCACTAAAGATCTTCCCACCAGATTTTCTGAAATTTTTAGTTATCTTATTCAGTTCTGGCTTGCTTATCGGAGTGGAAGTTTTATCGGTAACCTTCTTTCTAGCCATATTATACCTTACATCTCGCCTAAATTGCTCAATTACTGCCCTATTTGGTGAAATTATTTGTTCACGATCGTACTGCCGTGTCAAGAAGTCATTAGCTTTCACTATCTCACGTAACTTAGCTTGATAGCCTCTGATCGCTTGATTGAACTTTCTTTCGCTTGATACATCATTTTGGCGTCTAGCAAGATCTAAGTCATACTTCAATCGCCTGATATTGCGCTCATAGTATCGTTGCTTTTGTTGGATCTTTTGTTTTTCGATCGCTTCTTCAGGATCGTATTGCTTTTGAAAATTATGCGACACACCCTTGATATACGGATATAACTTGTGACCGCAATTTATACCAAAGCACCCGCTTGGTTTACCATAACCGTGATCATAGATGCTAGGATATTTTGGATCGTATCTTGAGCTTTCTCTTGGAACAATATTTACTATCTTTCCTTGAATAGGAGCGCATGCTGGTCTTGACGCTGGATGGCTAGACATAACTGCTAGTACGCTATCAAAATCTTTCATGCTTTGAATGCGCAGATCATTATAGGTCCTAGCCGTTGTCGTTCTAATAACAGTGCGGGTATAACCTTCTAAACTCCAATTATGCCCCACTTTATCGACTAAAGCTGTCTTAATACCATTGTCGCGCCACTTATAGATATTATCTTTCAAGGCTCTGTCAGGCGTTTTAAGACCAGTTTGAACTTCTAAGACTGTTTGATTGATGATGTCTTGATAAGCTCTCACAGCCCCGTTTTTTGAATAATTGGTAGACAATAACGACTGATTGACGTTGTTATCGATATCTTTGAAGGTTTGCGCTGCGTAACTGTTTATTATGATGTTTACTTCTGGACTTACAGATTGATTTTGTTTTAAAGCAGTCGATAACTCGTCATTGATATCCTGCGCTACTTCTAAGCCATCATTTCTGATCAGTTCATAGATATAACTTTCACTTTTACCAGATGTATTAGATACCAACTTGATAACATCTTTAGTGAGCGCTCCGATCTTTGCCAAAGAACGCAAGCGCCATTCTAAAATGCTATTAGGATCGTCTTGATCAACTAATTCTGGACGTGTAGTTTTAAAACTGTCTATCAGCAGATAAAATATCTTTTGCTGCAACTTAACGTAGTAATCAGATATCTTGTCCGCTTTCGCTAGCATCTGCTCCAGTTCCATCGTCAGCACCTCCGAACAAGCCTATCTCACCGCTTGGTGCAGGCTCTGAACTCGCCTTTTCTTCTTCAAGCTGTTTTAACCACTCATCAGCAGTATCATCATCTAAGCTATAATTACGAATCAAGAACTGTTTGATTGGTAATGCGTTTGCTGATACTGCTTGCAGATCGTTTTTAAGCTGTGCATTTTGATCAATAAATACACCATCGTTAGGATCAATATTGATGTTCACTTTTTGAACGTCACCAGTCCAGCGAGCTTTACCATCGCTAAACAGCTCGCCACATTGAGCAAGACCTAAAATAGCATCTACCAACTGTGCGATCGTCTTTTCGACCATCGTCAGATAGCTAGATCTGGTCTGATATGTCATCGAATTATTTGACACAACTTCTGTTGCAGTCTGTACACCAGTTGCACTTTGAGTGAATGTCCCTTGTGACAGTCCGATCTCGTTTTCAAACTCGTGCAAGAAGAACTCCAACGTACTTGAATATTGCTCAACACGTATAGCAACAGACATATCATGAAAGCCGATAGTTTCATCAGCACCATACATCCCTTGATATACTGTTTCATCTGGATCAAACATTGGTGGGTGCGTCTCGTTGTCTCTGCGTCTTGAATTAGCATTCGGACGTTTGAGCCATGATTTAGGCACGACCATGCGCCGTTTGCCAGAGCGTACTTCCCAAATAAATTCATCATGTGTGCGATTGATCGCATCGACTGTCGATTGTGAGTTATCTATCAGGCCGAGCCCCAATGGACTCTCTAACATCTTATTGTTAGCGCCAGGCGTCTTAAAGAATGCAAATAACGGTTTCTCTAGCCCTTTTAGAGTCGCTGTTTCTTGCGTATTAGCATATTCTTCTAACGTGCTTAAAGGAACTTGTACACCAACGCTATTAGAACTATCAGAGCGATAAAGCTCGTTTGTGATCACATAGCCATTGTCTTTCCACTCGTGAAATTCTAGTAACGTGTAATAAACATTTTTGTCGTTCTCGACAACAGTAGTCTTACTTGCGATCGCAGCTTCTTTGACTTCATTTGTGTTGACGTGCAGTGGATAGAACTGATCTGCAGTGATCCAAGCTAATTTGATCTTGTCATCTTGCACATAAGGCCTAATAGCACCACTACCTAAAGCAATCCATTTTTCAAGATATTCTTCAAACGTCAAATAGAACTCATTATCTAAAAAGACGCTCTCAAGCAGAGCATTCGCTTTTTTGTCGTCTAAGATCTCAACCTTGCATCCCTCGTTAAAGATAATCGACGCTAAACGTCTTGATGCTAGTTTTGTAACGTTGACGGTTTCATATTTTCGAGTTCGCTTATCGCCGTAACTGTTCATAAATTCGATAGGCTTAAAATCATTCGCATAATACTTCTTTGCTACGTTAATGCGTGTATATTCGCTAGGATCCATAGCAATACGTTCATCATCGGTTACTAAAGTCAGACTCTTTATCATGCCTAAGCTTGCACCACCTTTCCTAAACCAATTTTTAACAGCAGAAAGCACGTTCACTTTATCGCCTCCTTTACCATTTCAAATCAAATGCTCGCTCATTATCTACGCATAGATACATAAACTGATCACAAGTATGGTCCTTTTCTTTGATAACTTTTGGATCGTCACTATTTAACGTCTTTTCATCCCAGCGATAATCACGATGCTCAGATAAAAACACTTGATTATTTTCGACATCAAGCACAAAAACACGACCTTGAGCAAGCATATCTTGCACCCGGTCGATCATCTCAACTTTTTTCTTTTTAGCTACTTTGTGCCAATGCGTGCCATACATAGAATAGTACTGATTATCTAAAGCACCATCTGCACTATCAGCCGTCATATTTGACGGATCCATGTTATAGCGATCACACACCTTCTCAATAAAATCATGCACATCTTGCGCAAGTTCTGTCGGTGGCTTCTTGTTTACTTTACCCGCTGGACTGTAGTAGTACGTATCTAATACATAGAGATTATTATTTACAGATAGACCGTAAGCACCACAAGTCGTAGCAGACACGTCATGACCGATATCCATCGAAAAATACAGTTCTATGAGATAATCGTTATCTGGAACTGCATCAACTTGCTTGAATAGCTCGAAGTTATAGACGTTAGTACCTAGCCCAACAACTTCGCCCAAATACAACCATCGATAATAGTCTGGATCGTTTTCTTTGTACTTCTCGATAAGCTTTAGTTGCTGTTTAGTAGTAAATCCCCACTCATCATCTAAGTAGGTACTCGTGTCAATGAAATAATCTGGATCGTTCTCCTTTTTATTCACCCAATCGTTTACCCATTCGTAAGGATTTCTAGGTGGATTATAACTAAAAAACACTTGCACGATGTCAACGTACTTAGATTTTTGCCGGATAAATGTTGGGATCGTTTGGTCGAATACTTCTGGACCTTTCATATTCGCAGCTTCTTCAAACCACACAGCAATAATGTCATTAACATTATTCGACTTCAATTTGAAAGGATCGTCAGCACCGTAAAAGTAAAACGTGCTACCAGTCTTTTTATGAACGATGCGTAATGGTGATGAGTAGGCTCTGAATTCATCTGAAACATTTAATAGGTCCATCGCCCACAAAATCTGATTATAGACACTATCACGCAAATAAGTCGCATTTTCACGCACACAGATTACGTTAGCTTTGTGTCCTGCTTGTGTGTGTTTCAACATGCTTACAAGCAAACGCAGACTGATCACAGATGACTTGAACGAGCCACGACCACCTTTTGCGATAATATAAGGTTTCTTAGTCACCCACATCTTGTAAAAATGCGGGTTGACTTGCTTAGATAGCTCTACCACTTTAGTCATCTTGCACACGTCCTTCAATATCATCGACGACAAGCGTTTTAGGTTCATCGCTAACATCGCTAGCGCTTGGTAAGCGTTCGAGCAATTCTTTCATCGCTTTTTGCTTGTCGTACATTTCGACAACAGCTTCGCCATCATTAATGCGAATGCTCTTGATGTTAGACGTGTCGATTTTGTTGCTGTCTTTGAGCAAGACTAGATTTTCATAGTAAAATGCTTGCTCTCCCGTTTCAGGATCAATTTTAGGATCTAAACGATAATGACCGTTAGCATCTTCATACTCTCCAGTATCATCAGGTACTTTATTCCACTTAAGACGCTTGACTGTCTTAAACTCTAAAACGTCTGTAACGTCGCTGTGAGCTTGTTTAAGATAGTTGAGCATAATGTCATTCGCTGTCGCATAAAGTTCAGCAGACTGCTGTTTTTTTAGCTCTGTGAGTTGCTTTTTCACCTTAGCATTTCTTAGCATCTTTGAACCGTTGACTGAAGCAGTTGCGTAGTCAGCATTGTAGGCTTGCTGATAAGCCCAAGTAGCGTTATACCTTTGTAGGTAATATAGACAAAAGGCTTTCTGACGGTCTTTTAACTCATCATTTTCGACAAGCTCATCGATTACATCTGGACTTCTTGCTTGTGCAACTTTTTGCTTTTTTGTGTGCACCCTTTTTTTCTTTTTGTGTGCACCCTTTTTAGTGGTTGCATCCCTGGCCCAACCATTACGACTTTTCCACGACTTGACAGTATTGAGTGACACGCCGTATTTTGTAGCGATGTCCTTATACTTCATACCATCTAAATAATCTTTCTCAGCATCTTCAATACGACTCACTTCATATCACCCACCTCCAAAAAATAATTTTGTTATTGCTATTACTTAGTCATAAGCTTGTCCATGAGCTTCTTTTCTTTCAAAACTTCACTCTCGAACTTTTTATGTTTTTTCTTGCTTAGATCGTTATTGATTTTGTTGATCAAATATTCTTCTAAGCCACAACTGACTAATCCTGCGCTTTTTGTGTTTTTCATTTGATACCTCTGCAAAATAAAAAGCCAGCCGTTAAGCTGACTTCCTAAAAGTTTTCATTGTAAAATTTTTCTAGTTCTTGTAATTTTCGTTTGTATTTGATTTTAGCCTTGATGTCATCGAAGTCATCCGACAGATCATGCAAGCCTTC